TATTAAATGGTGAATACACACTTATTGCAGATTATAAAGATTTTGGAGGAGAACCAGCATTAAGTATTTCGGTTATTGACCAGGATATGATCGAAGTGGGATTTGCAACATTTCTAATAAAGAATGGTATTTTAATGGTTTCTAAACACCTAGAAGCATATAAGATATATGTCAATGATGATCATCGGCGCAAAGGTATTGCAACCGAAATATATAAGTTTGCCAAGGAATTAGGAAATACAATAAAACCGAGTAATATACAAACAGTGCATGGGAAATCAATGTGGAAAGGTTTTAAAAAAAATAAATCTATTAAATAATTGTTTGGTACTTTATTTTAGGGGTTTAAAATTGGTTTATTGATAAATACTCGTAATAAGAAGTAAATTCTTCAAAGGAGTTAAATCAATGGCCACATTAGTATCACCTGGTGTAAGTATTTCCGTAATTGATCAAAGTATAAACGTTGGTGCCGGTCCAGGTACGGTGCCCTTGATAGTTATAGCGACCGCTGCAAACAAGCCGGATCCTACTGATCCTACTGGTGCCACTATCGCTCCAGGAACACAAGCAGCAAATAATGGGGTATTATGGAATATTACCTCTCAACGAGATTTAGTACAAACTTTTGGTAACCCTACATTTTATAATGTGAGTGGTACACCATTGAATGCATATCCATTAAATGAATATGGATTAATTACTGGATATTCATATCTTGGTATTTCTAATCTTGCACAAGTTATCAGAGCCGATATTGACCTTGGTCAATTGCAACCTAGTATCGTTGCACCAACAAGTCCAGCAACAGTTGGAACACTTTGGTTTAATGAATCGGCACCACCTACAGGATCAATTTACGGTTTATTTGTAAAGAGTGGTTCTAGTTGGGTTCCTGTAACAATTAATTATTTCTGGAATGGTACATTAACTACTCCAGGTACACCAAACAATTCTCAAGGATTAAATGGTCAATATGGTATAACATATGATTCTACTTCCGGACAGATTGCATATTATACAAAAGTCTCCGGAGCATGGAGTCAAGTTACAAGTATTGTAATGCAAGATGTATGGCCAGATATTCCTACCACAACTCAAAATTATTGGGTTAAGACAAGTTCCGGTTCGCAAGGTGCAAATCTTGTTTTAGAAACTATGAGCGCAACTGTGAACAATTTTGTTCAGGTAGAAGCTCCTATTTTGGCAAATGATTCGGCAGCAGTTACCTATTATGCAAACGAACCAAACGGTATTTTAGGTCAATACTATATCGAACCTATTGCTACATCTTCTGTTATAGCCACAGGTACAGCAGTCTTGACTTCTAATGCAGTTTCAAGTGTAACAATAGTTTCGGGCGGTACTAATTATGCATCTGCACCAACTGTAGCATTTTCGGGTGGTGGTGGAACAGGTGCTGCAGGTACAGCCGTCTTAACAAATGGAGTTGTAACAAGTGTGAATATTACTAGTGGTGGTTCTGGATATACATCAGTACCAACAGTAACATTTAGCGCACCATCTCCTGTAGGATTTCAATTTAGAGTTGGTGTAGTTACCAATGCAAATACAAATCCTGTTACTTATGGATTTGTTCCTGCAACTGGTATTTTAGGATCGACTACTGTTCCTACAAACGGACCATTGAATGGACAGTTATGGTATAATTCATGGGTTGGTATTTACAGTAACGGGCAATCTGCAGTTGATATTTTATATAACAATGGCACAGATAGTTGGGAAAATGTAAACTTACCTGGATTTAATATTGGTTTATCTGGTGCACCTACTTTGTATCCACAATCTCAGGATCCAAGAAATAATGTCCCAGCAGTAACTCTTGTTACTGGTGACTTATGGTTGGTAACAGATGATGTAGTTGGATATCCAGTTCTTAATAAATGGTCTGGTACAGCATGGGTTCTTGTAAACAATACAGATGAAGTAACACCAAATGGTATTATTTTTAAAGATGCCCGTCCAGTTCCTGGTTATCAGGCAAATGGTACTAGCAACCAAGGTCAAAATAATGGTGGTGGATCGGCACCTGACCTTGATCCAGATGCACCAGATGCAGCATTATATCCAAAAGGATTCTTATTGTGGAATACACGTTATTCTTCTAATAATGTAAAGAAATGGACAAGTCCATTTGTGTTTGATGGAGTTACAGCATCTCCTTATCAAGGATCAACTGGTCGTTGGGTTACTCTTTCTGGAAATAGACCAGATGGTTCTCCATTTATGGGCTCTGATGCACAACAAGCAGTTGTGGCTGATGCAATTAATGAAGTTATCGCATCTAACCAAAATATTAGAGCAGAAGATATTTTCTTTAACTTGATAGCAGCACCTGGCTATGTAGAAGCCATTGCAAGTATGGTTGCTCTTAATACTGATCGCCAAGATACAGCATTTGTTGTAGGTGATTCTCCAATGACATTGAACCCAAGTGGAACATCGTTACAGAGCTGGTCTTCTAATGCTAAGGTAGCTACCGATAATGGTGATGCTGGACTTGTTACTGCAAGTAGATTCCTGGGAGTTTGGTATCCAAGTGGTATTACAACAAATCCTACTGATGGAACAGATGTTGTAGTTCCACCTAGTTATATGGCATTGTACACATTGGCTTATAATGATCAGGTAGCTTATCCTTGGTTTGCACCTGCTGGTTTACAACGTGGTGTAGTACAGAATGCAGCCAGTGTTGGTTATGTAGATGCGACTACAGGACAATTCTTTACTGTACCTTTGAACAATGGTCAAAGAGATATTCTTTATACAAATGGTGTAAATCCTATTAGAATTATGCCAGGTGGTGGAGTTGTTATCTACGGTCAAATTGACCGTCAAGGATTCTCTAGCGCACTTGATAGAATTAATGTAGTAAGACTTGAAAATTATCTTCGTTATCAATTGAATCAATTGGCTCAACCATTCTTGTTTGAACCAAATGATACTATAACAAGAAATGCAGTATTGAATGCATTTAACAATTTCTTGTCTGAATTAATTACCTTGCGTGCTTTATATGACTTCTTAGTTGTTTGTGATACAAGTAATAACACTCCTGCAAGAATTGATGCAAATCAATTATGGATTGATATTGCTATTCAACCAGTTAAGGCGATCGAATACATTTATATTCCGATCAGAATTACAAATACTGGAGCAAGTTTAACAGCCGGATCGACATCAACAACATCTAGTTAAGAAACTAATTAGTTGAATAAAAATACCGCAGAGATGCGGTATTTTTATGGCTGAAAATATTTTTCCAATAATATGATAAATACATTAAGCTAATTTAATTATAGCAGGAGAAATTAAAAATGAATTTATCAAAATTCGGTGTTCCGTTAGATGGTAATAATCTTGGTATTCTTCATCCAAAGCAAAAGTATCGTTTTAGAATTACATTCCAAAACTTTGGTGATAATACTGGTTTAAGAGAAATGACTGCTAACGTGATGACTGTAACGAGACCACAACCTTCTTTTGAAGATATTAAACTCGATGCATATAACTCTGTTGCATGGATTGCTGGTAAGCATAGTTGGGAACCAATTGAAATTAAATTCCGTGATGATATTACTAATTCTGTAATCTCTAGCATTGGTGCTCAAGTTCAAAAGCAAATGAACATGTATGAACAGACAAGTGCAGTTGCAGGTATCAACTATAAGTTTGCGATGAATATTGATTCGCTTGACGGTACAACAAATGATGCATTAGAAACATGGGATCTTGAAGGATGCTGGATTACGAAAGTAGCATATCCTGAAGGTGACTATTCGAGTGGTGATGTAAATGAAATTACAATGACTGTTCGTTTTGATAATGCTATTAACCTTGCTGGTCCAAACACCAACAATGGTACTACTGTTGGCGGAAATCCAATGTCGGATACACCAAGTCCAACTGGTGGAACTACATTCGCTTAATTTTAGTAAAATCCTGGAGATGGTTTAATGGCTAGTACAGGAAATAATAGTAATGGCAATGCGTTCGAGGCTGACAGTGATGCAGCCTCGACGGTCTTTGGATTAAATTCTCCTTCGTTATACAGAAATTATCCAAGAGTACCATTTGAATACTATATTAACATAAATCTTGCTAATACAGGTATCGCATTAAATTATTATAATCAATATTTTGTTGGAAATGATTTCCAACAGATACAACCATTGGTTAAAACAATTGATATGCCATCAATGAAAATTGATACTGTATCAATGAACCAATACAATAGAAAAAGATTAATACAGAATAAGATTACTTATGAACCAGTTAAGGCAGTTTTCCATGATGTAGCAGATGGAAAAACATTGGCATTTTGGGAAATGTATTATAATTTCTATTATAGAGATGGGTTAGAACCAGGAACAAATTCGCCTACTATAAATTCATCAACAACTATTCCTTATAGTAATGAAAATTTTTTAACAGGTGGCACTCAAAATTTTCTTCAGAATGTAGCATCAGTTACATCTCCTGTAAGTACAGATGGTAATAAGCAAAGTATAAATGATGTTCTAGCTAATAATATTGTCAATCAAAACTTTGGTTATAATTTTTTGAATTATGATGGCTCATGGCCATCAAACTGGGATAAGCAAAAATATCTTATACAATCTATTGAAATATTTCAGGTGCATGGTGGTCGTTTTAATCAAGTAACATTGGTAAATCCCAGAATATCCGCCTTTACTCACGATGTTCTTAATTATGCCGGTACAGATAAAACACTAGAATTAACCTTTACATTTGAATATGAGTATGCTTACTATAATATAGATAATGAGCCCTTAGATTCAGATCAAATGAAGGTGTTTGACGCTAATTATCTTGAATTAATGAATACTCCGTTTAATGTTTCAACTTCAGCACCCTATAGTATTCAAACTGGTAATCAAACATCAAATAATTCTGTTCCAAATATTGCATCTTTAACAGGAAATAATTTACAACAACCGTTATCCGGTGTGCTATCTTCGCAATTGGGAGGCCTTACATCCTTGTCAGGAATTCCCAATGCAAATCTTAGCAGCTCAAGTGCTTTAAGTGGATTGATTAACATATCACCGCCACCATTAAATCTTGTAAAAAATCCAATACCTACTGCAATGTCTTTTTTACAAACTGCATCAAGTTCTATTCCAACATATGTAACAGGTGATCCATCCCAGGGAATAACAGGTGCCGATACATATGTACCAGTAGATTTATCTTCACCTATAACAGGATTAGCATAATGGCAGATAGTAATATACCAGGTCTAGGAAGATTTAGTTCTCAGATGCTCTCATACTTGGGAACACAAAGAACTGTTAATCAAGATCTAAATGGAACTTTTAATTCTTATTCATATGCGACAGGGCCAACTTTTTATCCAAGTCCAGGATCGGCCCAATCTTCTCAATTAGGAATTGGCGTAGTTGGTAGTGTCTCTGGTGGGCTATTTGATCGAGTAAAAGGATTTTTTCTATCTCGCGGTGCATCTCAAGTTTATGCCGATACAATGGCAATGCTTACAATTGATATTGCAAACTCATTGGGTGTAACACCTATATCTCTCTTAGAAAAAGTAGAAAATGAAGGAAAGATACTATTTGATAATGCTACATTATCAGCTTTCAATACACTTAGAGATCCTGGTCATCAAGTAGCACAGGCATCCGATGTTAATAATAGAAGTAGTTTTATTTCAAGTGAGATACGTGGATAATGGGTTATGTACATGGAGAATTTAAACCAACTGCCCCAGACAAGTATGTAGGTACATATCCTATTTACTTTAGATCTTCATGGGAATTTAAGCTTATGAAGATGTTAGATACACATCCAAACATTATTAATTGGGCGAGTGAGTCCATTAAAATACCATATATTAATCCTTTTACGAATAAATATTCAGTATATGTACCTGATTTTTTAATTATCTCAGAAGATAAGAATGGTAATCGAAAAGCTGAGATAATCGAAGTCAAACCTTTGAAAGAAACAACTATGGAAGAGGCCAAAGGGGCAAAGGATAAAGCTGCCGTGGCACTAAATTCTGTTAAATGGAAAGCCGCTACAGAATGGGCAAAGCACCATGGAATGAGCTTTAGGGTAATGACAGAAAATCATATATTTGATAATCCAAAAAAACGTAGATAAGGATAATTATGTCATCGACACAAAAGATGGAGGAATTTTTTAATCTCCCTCCTGCCGAGCAGGATATTGAAATAACCCAAGAAGAATTTATTCCTACTAAAAACAGGAATGAATTGATGTCTGAGGCTAAAGAAATTTTTAATTCCTTATCAACAATAGAAAAAATTGATATTGCACTACCGGTAGTTGAAGATTTAAAAGAACATAATGCAGAAATGGATGAAATTTCTAAACGGGCAATAAAATCGTTTGAAGATTTAATGGAATTAGGTGGTAACATACCGGATATGCATGCTGGAAAAATTTTTGAAGTTGCTGGCGTGATGCTTAAGACAGCAATGGAAGCTAAAAATGCGAAAGCTGAAAAAAAACTTCGAATGATAGAATTACAGATTAAGAAGGCAAGGCTTGATCAATTAGGTGGAAACGAAGGCTCTAATAATGGAAATACAGTACCTTCTGGAGAATTTGACAGAAACGAATTATTGAAGCATATTATTGATGCTAGTAAATCTGAAAATTCTGATAAATAGTCGTATTAATGGAGTTATAGATTATGGCAGAAAAAATGACAAAAGAATTAGCAACATTGAATAAGAGATTTATTCAATATGTTGCTGAAACTAAAAAAGAATACAAATATACTCTAAAGTTTGCTGTACCACAAATGACTGAATCGATGATCGATTGCATTGAAAGTGCTCTCACGAAATATCAGTTAAAACAAGCATCAGCATTTAAGACAACACCAATTCAGGAAAATCCATTAGATTTTCCAAATGTGAACAATATGCCTGTCCAAATTACAGATATTACATTAGGATATCCTGCATCATTGGATTTCTTAAGAATATTTCTTGGAAATACATTAGGTATTTCTACTGCACAGATTGCAGTCTATTCCGAAAATGATCCTCGTCAAATTGAAACAGATTTGTTCTTAGAAAGAAGCTCACCAGAATTTAAGGAAAATTATGTTCCTGTTCTTAATTCTGAACATTTAGAAAAGATTGATCCTGTGTTCACTGAAGGAAGTAAAAGCGAACATTACGGTGAAGCCTATAATAGTAAATTTCTTCAAGAGTTGGAAAGAGTTAGAAAAGAAAGACAGATAACAATAGCAGAGACTCCCTTGAGTCCGGCCGAAACAGTTGATCATTCCACATTGCCAGCAGGATACCATGATTTTAGAGATCCTAGCCAATTACCTAAGCCTGAATATAATACTGGTTTATTTGGAAGAATGAAAAAGCCTAGCATTGCAGGAGCAAAATAATGGATTTGAATAGAATAAAAAAACTAGCAGGTATCTTAACCGAATCTGTATCTTTGGGAGAAAAAGCACCTCCTGGCATGGAAGATATGGTAATGAAATTAAAGAAAGAATACCCGGGACATCCAGAAAAGGCATTTGCTACCGCATGGTCTATTTATAATAAAAAGCATGGAAAAACTTCAGAGGATGTTGAAGAAGGACATGAACAGGGTTCATATCCGCATGATTTTGGTAATTGGAAGACCGATGCAACAGCAATGGGTTTAAAAATCAATAGGGATGAAAATAATAATTACATTGCTAAAGATCAACAAGGAAATCAAGTTGGATTTTTTGATGGTGTATCTGGCAATGGTACATTAGATAAGACTTCTCAAGCATATCAGCAAAGAATTGGTGATAAAGGATTTAGTGCATATGGTAGAGATCAATACCAGGCAGACGTTGACGCAGTTGGAAATGGAGGTTTCGGTGAATCCACTGGCAAAACAGGAATTAAATTTGG